AGTTCTAAGGTATTATCTCCTATGTTAACAGTAGTTGAATCAATTGTAGTTGTAGTTCCCTCTACTGAGAGGTTTCCTGAAATCGTTATGTTGTTTGAAAATGTTTTGTTACCTGCTATGGTTTCATCACCTGTGAGGTTAACATATCTTGAATCTAGTGAAGTTGTGTAAAAGTGGTAAGTATCTTCTGTGGCTATTTCTTTAATGGAAGGAGTTCCATTATCTTTTTCAAAGTAAATCTTTCCATCGTATGTGTTTATTGCCAATTCACCTAACTCAATATTAGACGTTGTTGGTTTTCTACCCTCTACCGATGTTCTTTTTAGTTTAACTACTTGTGCCATATATATGACTTACCTTTTTTATACAATTATCTACCCTAAACAGTATATTACCTTTATATAAAGATATATATATACTATTTAACTTTTTAAAATTTGAATCGTTAAGTGAACCTCTTATTTAAGAAAGTTTACTTTTCAATTCATCAATCTGTTTTTGTTGGTCTTTGATAGCTTCGATAAGTAATCCAGTAAGTTTTGCATAATCTACACCTTTAAATCCATTATCTCTATCAGTTACCAACTGTGGTAGAACTTTCTCAACATCTTGTGCAATTACACCAACATTTGGTAATGATTGTTGCAATTCATCTGCATTTGAGTTCCAATTCCATGTTACACCTTTTAAAGATTGTACTTTTTCAATTGGGTTAGAGATAAGTTCTATATTATCTTTTAATCTTTCATCCGAAGAAGCATATGCTACAACATCACCACCAACATTCAATGCTCCACTAATACCAACACCACCAGTTACTTTAAGTGCTCCAGTCGTTTTGGATGTTGATGCAGTTGTGTTTGTGATTGATATAATACCAGTTGCAGTATCATTAGCATTACTTCTTAGATATTTACTATCTGTTTGAGTTGTAATATCAAATGATGAAATATAGTTCTCACCATTTGTTAATGAAGAGTTACTTGTTGGTATATCAGATGTAAGAGCTACTGTACCAGTTGCATTTGGTAAAGTTATTGTTCTATCTGCTGATACAGTTCCAGCTATTAATGTTACTTCGTTATCATCTGCCGAACTACCTTCAAATACAACACCATTTGATGTGGATACAGTTTCTACATTATTTGTAGTTGTTGTTCCAGTTACTACTATATCACCAGGGAAGGTTGTTATTGTTGAACCATCTCCAATAGTAAGTGTATTACTAGTCATTGCATTGTTAAGTGCACCCCTAACATTACCCATATCAGTAACATCTGCACTAGTTTCAATACCATCTAATTTATCGTGATGAGTTGTACTCATTAAACCAGCGATAGTACCAGTTGCTTCTCCAATAACTACATCATCACCATCTGATGAATGAATTGTTATTTGTCCTGTTGCAGTTGTTTTAGATAAATTTGTACTTACGTTTGTATCTTTAGCTGAGTTATTAGTAATTGCAGTTGCTTGAGCTCCACTTATAGTTGTTGTATCTCCAGCGAGAGCAGTAGAACTTGAAGTTCCTAATTGTAAAGTAGTTACTGAACCACCAAGTGAGATAGCAGAACCATCTATTGTTATAGAAGAGTTTGCTAATTTACCATTTGCTATTGAACCTGCTAAATCTGCATTTGTAATAGAACCCGATTGGATTCCACTACCACCAGTCACAGTTTCTAAAGATACTTGTGAAGAACCAGATACTATACCAGTTCCACCAAATAAAGTTGCATCATCAATACTACTGCCAAGTGATACTGAAGTTCCACTAATAGTAATTGCTGAGTTTGAAAGTTTAGCATTTCCTATTGAACCAGCTAATTTACTTGCTGCAATTGAACCTGCTAATTGTGTGTTTGTTATTGTACCACTTAAATTAGAAGTTGCATAATTAGTTGCATCTGATAAATCAAATGCTGGTGTTGAATCCGAAGAACCTAAATCTACTGATACTCCACCAAAACTAACACTATCATTTGAAAGTTTAGAATTTGCGATTGAACCAGCAAGTTGTGAACTAGTTACACCACTAATTTGTGATGAGCCAGATACTACACCACTTGGTAATGATGTTAATACATTTGCTGCATCTGTTACATCTGCACCTGCTTCAATACCATCTAATTTATCATGGTCGGCAGTTGTAAAGTTTTCATCTGTTTGTGATGCAACTACGAAATCAATGTTACCATTAGTATCATCATATCCAACAGTAATTCCTGTTTCTGTTCCATCTAACATTCCACCTACGAAATCTTCAACTTGTTCTTGTGTTAGTTGTGTGTTATCATTATCATTTGGAGTAGTTACAGAACCACCTAATGAGATAGCCGAACCATTTATAGTAATTGATGAATTTGCTAAATCATCATTTTGTATAGTATTTGCAGTAATTTCTTGTCCACTTATAGTTAAGTAATCATTACCAGCAAGAGTTACATCTGTTGAATTATCAGTTCCAGCGGCATCAACTCCAAGTGCTGTTCTTGCTGCACCTGCTGAAGTTGCTCCTGTACCACCACTTCCGATTGGTACTGTACCACCTGTTATTGCTTGTCCACTAATTGATAAGTAATTTGTATTTCCTAAAGTTACATCTGTTGAATTATCAGTTCCTGCTGCATCTACACCTAAGTTTGTTCTTGCAGTTGATGCATTTGCTAAATCTGATAAATTACTTGATTTTGCTAATTTTGTTCCAACAGTTGTTGTTAAAGCAACTACATCAGAATCTCCATTTGCAATACTTGCAGAAATTTCTAATAATGTATCAAACGCCGCAGGTGCTCCACCGATTAAACCAGTAAGTTCTCCTTGTACATAAGCAGTTGTTGCTATTTTTGTTGAATCATCATCAGCTGAAGGAGTTGGTGCTACTGTTGTTCCAGTAAATGTAGGAGAAGCAAACATTGTTGATTTACTTTCATTTGTTACATTTCCTAAACCAACATCACCTTTAGTTGTTGCTTGTGCTCTTAATCCACTATAATTTCCACTTTGTGAGAATGCATCTACATCACTAATTTGAGATGAATCAATAGATACTTGTGCTGAACCAGATATTACACCTCCAATTAACTCGGCAGATATTGTATCACCACTTAAAATCATATTAACTTCACTTGTATCAGCAACTGCCAAGTTAGTGTTTGAACTAATATCAACAGTTGTTAGATATGATGCAGTTGCCGCATTTAATGATGTATTAGCATTTGATGCGGTAAATGCGTTTAATGAATCGTTTTTGTAATCTGAATCTACATTTAAAGTTCTTGTGGATGCGATTGTACCACCACCATTTAAACCAGTACCCGCAGTTATAGAAACTGAAGTATGGTCAATATTTTCGTTTGCTACATATCCTGTCGTGTTATGTATATCAATTTGTGCTGAACCAGTTACTACTCCTACTCCTCCAAATAGAGTTTCATCAGTAATTGCACCACCAAGTGATACTGAAGTACCACTAATAGTAATTGCTGAATTTGCTAATTTAGCATTAGCTACTGAACCTGCTAATTGTGCACTTGTTATACCACTTACTTGTGATGAACCACTTATAACTCCATCACTAACAGTAAATGTTACTGTTTCATCTGAAGATTGGTTAAGTGTTATTGCACCACCACCATCTAATCCTGCTCCTGCAGTAAATGTGATTGTATTATTATTAACATCACTTGCTAATGCGTTTACTTGGTCTGAACCAGATACTACACCACTTGGTAGAATTGATGTTACGTTACCAGTAGTTACTGTACCTACTGTTATTATTGAGTCATCACCAGCATATGTTCCACCAGCAACAGTTGCCAATGTTGAATTAAATGCTTGTACATCTGAACCAATTTCAACTCCTAAGTTTGTTCTTGCAGTTGATGCGTTTGCTAAATCAGATAAGTTACTTGATTTTGCTAATTTAGTACCAACAGTTGTTACTAAAGAGTTTAGTGAACCAGAATCTGCAGCTAATGAAGCTGATAGTTCTCCTAATGTATCTACTGTTGAATCGGCAGTACCTATTAAATCAGTAAGTTCTTGTTGTACATAAGCAGTTGTTGCTATCTTTGTTGAACTATCGTTTGCCGAAGGTGTTGTTGATAATGGTGTTCCAGTAAATGTTGGTGAAGCAATATTAGCTTTTAAATCCAATGCAGTTTGTTGTGCAGTTGAAACTGGTTTAGCAGAATCCGCAGTATTATCTACATTTCCTAAACCAACATCACTTTTATCTTTTGTTATTTGTTCTGAACCAGAAACTACACCAGCTGGTAATAGTGTTGTTACTTGTGCTGAACCAGATACTACTCCAGCTCCTCCAAATAAAGTTTCATCTGTTATTGAACCACCAAGTGATACTGAAGTACCACTTATTGTTATTGCTGAATTAGAAAGTTTAGCGTTTCCAATTGAACCAGCTAATTTACTTGCCGCAATTGAACCAGCTAATTGTGAGTTAGTTACACCACTTATTTGTGATGAACCAGATATTACTCCTAATGAATTTAAATGGTCTGTATTATCTGAATCTGTATATGAGGTTACACCTTCTAACGATGTACCATCTCCTACAAATGAACCAGTAAATGTAGTTGTTCCTGCAACATCACCGAAATCTTCACCACTTACTCTTCCACTTCCAAAATCAGTTGCAACATTTAATAATTGTGCTGAACCAGAAACTACACTAGTTCCACCAAATAAAGTTTCATCAGTAATTGCACCACCTAACGATACAGATGTTCCACTAATCGTTATTGCTGAATTTGCTAAATCTGCATTTAAAATTGAACCAGATTGTATTCCACTACCACCTGTTATTGTTTCTAATGTAATAGTTCCACCTAATGAAGTATCAACTCCAGCGATAGTAATACCATCGTTTGTTAATTTACTATTTGCTATTGATGCTAATGTTGCAGCTCCCCCTGCTGCTATTGTAATATCTCCACTTACATTTCCGAATATTGAATCTTCTAAATTAGAGAAAGTTACTTTCTTTTCTGTACCATCATCACTTATAAGAAAATTATCTGCTTGAGCTACTATTGCACTTCCCAATGCACCTAAAGAATCAATATTAAAAGATGTTGCAGCTATTCCAGTTAAACTTGAACCATCTCCAACAAATGAACCAGTAAATGAACCAGAGTAATTAACACTCGGTTGTACATTTTGGTCTACTCCACTTGAATTTAAGGTTAAAGTTTCAAGAGTACCATTCTGTACTTGTAAGGTTATTAAATTTCCATTTTCATCCGATGGGAACTGTAATGAACCTGAAATTTTGGGGTTGTGTATAATCATTTTTGTTTTCCTTCTTTATTTCTTATTATAAGTATATTTTTATTTTAGAACTCTTCTCCATCTACTTGAGAAATAACAGTTGCTGCACCATTTCCAGTCACATCTCCTGTTAGAGTTACTTGAGCTGAACCACTAAATACTCCAAGAGCATTTACATTTGCAGTTACTTGGTCACTCAATCCTGCGATATTTTCTACATCTACTGAACCACTAACAATTTGTCCACCTCGTGCAACAACTACATAACCACTTTGATTACTTTCAAATGTTGCTCTTACATTATCATCATCAATTATTTGTAATGTTGATGGTATCATTTGGAAATCGTTAGCATCATATACTTGTACGATTGCATTTGGAGTAGATAGATTATGTTCTACACTCCATGTATCAGCATTTGTAAAAGATTGTTTTACAGTTGCATTTTGAGCTACTGTAATATTTGTTAATCCTGAACCATCACCTATAAAATAAGATGCTGATATAGAACCACTCATTTCAATAGAACCAGAACCAACAAAATCATTTGTAATAAACTCTTGGATTGTATCAGCAGAACCACTTTTACGAAGGAATACTTTTCCATCGGTTACATTCATTGCTAATTCGCCTATTGCTAAATCGGAAGTACTTGGTTTACTACCACCAGTGAGACTTCTTTTTAACTTTATTATCTGAGCCATACTATGTTTCTTTCTTTTTACTTGATTTTACTTTTTAATTCTTCTACTTCTTTTGATAGTTCTTTTATCCCGCTGATTAAAAGAGATACTAGTTTATCATATTTTACTGCTTTGTATCCATTTTCTCTAGTATTAACCAACTCAGGTAATATTTCTTCAATTTCTTGAGCTATTACACCATAATCCTTACCTTTATAAGTATTTTGTTTTTCAACATTCCAATCAAAACTATAACCATCAATTGAATTTATTTTTTCTAGTGGATTTTCTATTGGTTTAATATTATTTTTTAATTCTCTATCTGAAGATGCATATGCTATAATATCACTAGTAGCTTGTATAGTACCAGTTACATGAATTCCATTATTTATATCGAATCGTGTTCCTGAATGATTCCAAGTAATCGATGCATTTGCATCACTACCTCTATCAACTTCAATACCACCACCATTTGCAGCTGATGAATTTGCTGAACCACTTGCAACTGTAATTAGTTTATCTTGAATTGATAATTCAGTAGTTGAAATTTCTGTTGCAGAACCTAATACTGTGAAATCACCGTTTATAACAACATCACCCGAAGCGTTGATATCATTAAACGTTACATCTGATGTTGTTTTAACATCTTGGTCCATTCCACCCAAGTAACCCCATTGTGTTGCCGAGATTGTACTTGTACCTATATTCTCTAATTGTGAACCTTCATCTTCAGTTAAGTTACTAAGTTCAGTTACATTTGAAATTGCAATTGAACCACTATGAACATCATCTGCATCTATTACTTTCTTGATACCTTCATCGAAGTGAGCAGAACCAGTATCTAATGTTATACTTCTACTTGTATCAATAGTACCACCACCAGTTAAACCTTTACCACTACCAACTGAAATGCTTGAGTGGTCAATATGTTCGTTTGCAACAAAGTTTGTAGTTGAATCATGGTCTACTTGTGATGAACCACTTATGATACCAGTACCTCTTGATTCAAATGTACTTGATAACTGATTTGAACCACTAATTACTCCACTTGGTAAAATTGCTTGAACATTACCAGTTGTAACTGTACCAACAGTTGTAATAGCTGATTGTAAGAAGTGTTCACCTGCTACGAAGTTGGTTGTAGCATCGTGGTCTATTTGAGATGAGCCACTTATTACACCATCACCACCAGTATTAAGATATCTTGTATCAAAATCTGTTGTAAGTTGTGCTGAACCACTAATTACTCCCTCTGTATCTAATTTATCTTTTACTTTACTATCAGAATATTGATTTATAGAAGAATAATTTGTTGTATTTTGAACATCTATTTGAGCCGAACCACTTACTACTCCACCTTTTAAGTTTGCAGATAAAGTATCATCAGTCAAAATCATATTAACTTGGTCGGTATCTGATACTGCTAAGTTAGTTCCACTTGATATATCAATTGTTCCGATTGAAGTTAAGTAAGAACCAGTTGCTGCACTTAATGCATCTACTTCTGTTTGTATTGAAGAAGTAAATGTGTTTATTGAACCTAAAATACCTATTACTTGTGATGAACCACTAATTACTCCCTCTGTATCTAATTTATCTTTTACTTTACTATCAGAATATTGATTAATACTTCCAAAGTTTGTTGTATTTTCAACATCTATTTGAACTGAACCACTTACTACTCCACCTTTAATATTTGCTGATAAAGTATCATCAGTCAAAATCATATTAACTTGGCTTGTATCTGATACTGCTAAGTTAGTATTAGTTGATATATCTACTGTTGTTAAGTATGATGAAGTTGCCGCATTTAATGATGTATTATCATTACTTGCTGTAAATGAATTTAGTGATACATTTAAATTACTTGTTAAATAAGAACCAGTAGCTGCTGATAATTGATTTAATCTTGTATCCTGTCCACTATTTGTAGTATCATTCGAAGCAGTATATGAATTTAATGATGTATTAGCATTTGATGCAGTAAATGAATTTAATGGTACAATTTCGTTTAGAGTTAAATAAGAACCAGTTGCTGAGTTTAATGATGTATTATCATTACTTGCAGTAAATGCATTTAATGAACCTAAATCAACTGCTCCACCTGCAATGTTGGTTACACCAGTTGTAAAGTGAGATGAACCAGTATCTAAGGTAACGGTTGTTGCACCTGATATTCCCCCTCCACTTATACCTAATCCAGCATTTACTTCTGTAATATCACCTGCACCTGCTTCAATTATAGATGCATCAATATAATTTTTTGTTGCTTGAGCAGTACCAATAACTTGTGAGTTACCATCTGCAATAGAAGATGAGAAGTGTAATAAAGCAGCAGTTCCTAAAGAATTAAATTTAACTTCATTACTATCTACAAATAATGCAGTTAATACACTATCACTACTTGTTACTAAAGATGTTAAACTTAAAGAACTAAATGATGGTGAATCATTTGTGTTTAATCCTAAATCTAGATTTGTTGCAGTACCATTGATACTAGCAGTTATCGAACCTTGATGATTTGATGAGAAAGATGAACCACTTACTACTCCACCTTTAAGATTTGCTGATAAAGTATCACCAGTTAAAATCATATCTATATTCGAAGTATCAGCAACTGCTAAGTTTGTATCTGAAGATATATCAACAGTTGTTAGGTATGATGAAGTTGCTGCAGAAAGTTGATTTAATCTTGAATCCTGTCCCTCTTGTTCTAATGTAATAGAACCAGTTTCAGTTGAAAGTTGATTTAATCTTGAATCCTGTCCCTCTTGTTCTAATGTAATAGAACCAGTTTCAGTTGAAAGTTGATTTAATCTTGAATCTTGTGCAGATTGTTCACTTGATATAGAACCAGTTTCAGTTGAAAGTTGGTCTAATCTTGAATCTTGTGCAGATTGTTCAGATGAAATAGAACCAGTTTCAGTTGAAAGTTGGTCTAATCTACTATCTTGTGCCGCTTGTTCAGATGATATAGAACCAGTTTCAGTTGAAAGTTGGTCTAATCTTGAATCTTGAACTAAATTTTTTGTATCGTTAGATGCAGTATATGAGTTTAAAGAAGTATTGATATGATTAGAACCACTTAATATTCCAGTTCCACCTAATACTTGTATAGAACCACTAATTACTCCATCACCATCTAATTTTGTTTTTACTCTTGTATCAGTATAGTAAAGATTACTACCTTCAGTTACTTGGTCTGTATCAATACCTGTAAGTTCTCCACCTTCTCCTTTAAATCCTACCGATGAACTTACTTGAGCATCTAATATAAATTGAGATGTATTATGGTCCCACTTTAATGATTTACCAGCACCATCAATTTCTAAACCTGCTCCATCTGCTGCAGCTGAATCTGCTGAACCACTTGCAACTGTAATTAATTTATCTTCAATTTTTAATTCTGTTGAAGATATTTCAGTTGCAGAACCTAAAACAGTTAAATTACCAGTAACAGTCATATCACCAGTAAATGAACCAGTATTAAATGTTACATCTGATGTTGTTGATAGATTTTGGTTTATCGTATCAAGATTTGCTTTATTAGCGTGTGAATGAGATACATCACTTAGTAAATCCAATCTACTATCTATTGATGTAGAAAGAGGTCCTTCAATCGTATCTAATCTACTATCTACTGATGATGAAAATCCATTAAAGTTTTCATTTGAGGATGAAAGAACATTACTTCCACCTAATATTTGTATTGAACCAGATATAACACCACCTTTTAAATTTGCAGAAATACTACCACCATTGATAATCATATCAACTTGATTAGAATCAGTTGATGATGAAATTATATTTCCACTTATACCTGCTATTTCAGTAAAGTTTATTTGACCTGAACCACTAATTACTCCATCATCATCTAGTTTATCTTTTACATTACTATCAAAGTTTGTAATTGAATCAGCATCTACTTGAGATGAACCAGATACTACTCCACCAATTAATTCAGCAGATAGAGTATCACCAGTTAAAATCATATTAACTTCTGATGTATCGCTTACTGCTAAATTAGTATCAGTTGATATATCTACTGTTGTTAGATAAGATGAAGTGGCTGCTTCTACATTATCTAATCTACTATCTAATGATGCAGTTGTAGAATGTAAGTTTGTAATGTTTATATCGTTTGATGCGGTGTAAGAATTTAATGAAGTGTTAGAATCAGATGAAGAAATAAATCCTAAATCTGTAATTTGTGCTGAACTACTTACAATATCAGTTCCTCCAAGAATTTGGATTGAACCACTTACTATCCCAGCTGGAATACTATTTAAATCAGTAAATACTACTTGAGATGAACCACTTACTAATCCACTTGGAATACTACTTATGTTTACAAAGGTTACTTGAGATGAACCACTTACTAATCCACTTGGCAATGCTGCAACTATCTGACCTGAACCACTAATTATTCCATTTCCAAAAAGTCCATTTACAGCATTTACATTTCTCCATTGTTTTGTAGCAGAACCTAAATCGTATGTATTATCTGCATCAGGTATAATTGATGAACTCAATTCACCTTGTATTATAATGTTATCTGTACTTGCATCTCCAAGAAAAATACTACCACCTAAAGTAATATCTCCTGTGAACTCGATTGAACCAGTGTTAATACCTAATCGTGATAGTGTTACGTTTGAGGTACCTGTACCTATTTGTAGGACTTCACTGTCAGTATTGTAAAATAGTTCACCAATAGATAAATTACCTATACTACTTAAATCTGAATTTGTCCCTTTCCTTAGTTGTAATATTGCAGCCATGTATGGATTTCTTCCTTATCTTGTATATAAATATTCTTAAATGTGATTTTAATGCTAAATAGTATTATACCACTACTATAAGTATAGAAAAAATAAAAGTGTATAAAAAAAATCCCCCAACTTTCGAAGGGGGAGTTTTTAAATTTACTTAATCTATTCTAATTAGAATGTACCTCCATCAATTTCGTTACTTGCAACGAAAGATGAACCATTCCATTGAATCACATCACCTGCAGTTGAAGCCGCAACTGATTCGATAGATTTATCTGCATTAACGAATGCAAATCCATTTGCTGTTGCTCCATTAACTCGTAATTCTGCAGTACCAGTAATAAGTACATTTGTACCATCATCTTCAATCAATGAATCAACTAGTAATCCATTAGAATCCGCTTTAAGAACTGTGTTAGCAGTTGGAGTAGCATTTAATCTTGCGATTTCCTTTTCACTTCCAAGTGCACCAGCCATCCAATTATCTTCAGATGCATCCCATAGTAAAGAACCACTTACAGTAGCTCCACCGGTAACATCACTAACTAAAAGTCCAGCATCACCTGCACCATCAGCGTAGTTAAGTTCAATAATTCTATCACCAATGTTTACAGTTGTAGAATCAATAGTTGTAGTTGTACCTTCAACCGCTAAGTTTCCAGTTACAGTTACATTACCAGTAAGTGTTGGGTTTGATGGGATTCCAATTGTTACAGTTTGACCAGAAACAGAAGTTTCGATTTCGTTAGTTGTACCAGCGAAAGTTAAATCTTGTGTTTTTAGTGAAACTGAACCATTACCACTTGAACCACTAATATCTAATGTACTAGCAACACCAGTAAGTGCTGAACCATCTCCAATGAATGAACCAGTAAAGTCAGTTGTTCCACCTACATCACCAATATCATCACCACTTATTCTACCACTTCCAAAATCAGTCGCTTGATTTGATAATCCAGCTACTATTTGTGCTGAACCAGATATTGTACCTGTCCCACCAGCGATTGTTGCGTAAGTAATAGTTCCACCTAATGATGTATCAACACCAGCTATTGTAATTCCATCGTTAGAAAGAGATGAATTTGCAATGTTTGTAATAGTGTTATCTGGACCATTGATAGTTTTGTTAGTTAAAGTTACAGTTGAAGCCGCAAATGAACTTGTATAGTTTTCTAACCTACCAGCTCTTTGTTGTAGAGCTGAATCAGCAGTTTCAAGTGCACCAGTTGCTGCAGCTAATTCTGCAGTATCTACGAAATCACCACTTACAGAACCAGTGAATGCAGATAATTGGTCTAATCTTGTATCTTGTCCACTATTTGTTGTATCGTTAGATGCAGTATATGAATTTAAAGAAGTGTTTAATACTTCATCATCTAAATTTGCTTTATCAATTGCAGTACCACTCCATACACCGGTAGCAATTGTACCTAATGTAGTTATGGAAGATGCTCCTGTAAATCCAGTCTTATCAGCAGATTGTAATACTACTTGTGCTGAACCAGTTACTACACCAACTCCACCAAATAGTGTTTCATCAGTAATTGAACCACCTAATGAAACAGATGTTCCACTAATTGTTATTGCTGAATTTGCTAATTTACCATTTGCAATTGAACCAGCTAATTTATCGTTAGATATTGAACCAGCTAATTGTGCATTTGTAATTCCTGATACTTGTGCAGAACCAGAGAATACACCATCACCATTTGCAACTAATACTTTAGATTCTGAACCACTTGCTCCCGCAATCCATTGGTTATCAGTACCATTCCATAAGAATGAACCACTTGCAGGTCCATTTGCATCATGTACTTCTAAACCACCAAGTGCTGCTCCACTACCATTAAGAGCTAAAATATTATCTCCTAATACAACAGTAGTTGAATCAACTGATGTAGTTGTTCCTTGTACTTCTAAGTTACCAACAATTGTTAAATCATTTCCGATTGTTACATCATCAGGTAAACTTAATGTTACTTTTACATCATTACCAACTTTAGTTACTGCAGTTGCGATTTCGTTTGCAGTTCCTAAAAATTGTAAATCATCATTGATTAAATCTACGTTTTGAGTTCCACTATCACCATCAACAGTTAAGTTAGTTGCTAATCCAGTTAATCCTGAACCATCACCAACAAATGAACCTGTTATAGTTGAAGTTCCTGCAACATCACCAATCGATGCTCCACTTATTCTACCACTACCAAAATCAGTTGCTTGGTTAGAAAGAGATGCTACAACTTGAGCTGAACCGCTTATTACAGTATCAGCATCTAATTTTGCTTTTACATTTGTATCAAAGTTTGTAATTGAATCTGCATTTATTTGAGCTGAACCAGTTACTACACCAGTTCCACCGAATAATACTTCATCAGTAATTGCACCACCTAATGATACTGAAGTACCACTAATAGTGATTGCAGAATTTGATAATTTTGAATTTGCTATTGAACCAGCTAATTGTGTATTTGTAATTCCTGATACTTGTGCTGAACCAGAGAATACACCAACTCCACCAAATAATACTTCATCAGTAATTGCACCACCAAGAGAAACCGAAGTTCCACTAATAGTAATTGCTGAATTTGCTAATTTATCATTTGCTATTGAACCTGCTAAATCTGCATTTAAAATAGAACCAGATTGTATTCCACTACCACCTGTTACTGTTTCTAAAACTACTTGAGATGAACCGGACATAATTCCAGTACCACCTGTTTGAGGGGTAGCTTTTACTTCTACATTTCCTCCTTTGTTTAGGATATATAATTTTTGGTCATCAGTATCAAAGAATGGAATACCATCCACATGGGTGTTATAATTACCACCAGTTAAATCAGGTACGGTTGTTCCTTGTAATATTTTATTTACAGGACTCGCCGTTGAACCATCGATACCAACAAACACTAAATTAGCTCCATTGGCAATCGTTCCAAGACCACTTGAACCAGTAACAACTAACAGTTCACCTGCTCTTGTTGTTGCATCTTTCAGGCCTTCGAGATTACCTCTTCTGTGCTTTATAATTTGTGCCATTTTTAATTTTTTCCTTTTTTGTTAAATTAATTTAAATATTTTTTTGTTAAATAACCTTTATTTTTCAAATCGTAACCAATTGTTCAACGGGAATGTTCCCTTTTAATTTTATTTTAACTCTATATAGAGTTTGTTACTTTTATAAATATGATTTTATTTTTTTAATACTAAAAAGTCTCACCATCAATTTCAACTTTTTGTACTCCACCAATAAAGTGATTTGAACCTGTACTAACATTAATACCATTTGCATTTAAAACAATTCCGTCTCCTGGGTCTAGTTCTAATACAACATTACCACTTGATGCTCCACCAGTAATACCTTCATCAGATGTGAATACCGCAGTGATATCTCCACTTCCTCCACCTCCACCACCAGAGCCAGTCAATGCTGATAAATCAACAGACATAGATACTCTTGTTGAACCAGGTACATCCTCACCAAATAATGTTAGGGTTGCAGTTCCATCAAAAGATGCACTTGTAAATGAACCACTATTAAATGAAAATGAATTAAAAGCTACTGTATCTTCGAATGTTGAAATGAAATCTGCAGGTACAACATCTGCTTTATATAATGAACCACTATCTTGAACATATATTATTTGGTTATCTGCAAATAGGTTAGGAGAAATACCAACTAATGTTTTGGATTCATATACTTTAAATGCCCCTTTAACGAAATCGACATTAAGTAGCGCAGTTGTGCCCGATGCACTAACCGCGGAAGTTAACCCTAATCTTTCTCCTATAAATGGCATATTATATTCCTTTCATTTTAAAATGCTCCTAATGAACCACTACTTGGTATTACCTTAACTCTCATATTTGTTGCACTACTATTTATTTTAGCACCTAATACGTGCCACTTATCAAATCCACCTTGTGTTCCATCAACATCAAGTGTATGAATTATTGATGGAGATGCTCCCAAAGGTGCAGATGTTCCATCAGCATAGTGAACTAAACAATATTCTCCTGCAGTACTTCCTCCAAAACCATCTGTCATTGAAGTTGGTACATTTGTCATACTTGAACCACTTGGTATTACAAATACTGTTTGTACAGTACTTCCCCAACTCATTGCTCCTGCTGATGCAGAAATAATTGTTGGAAAATCCGAACCACTTATCGTTGCCGCAAGGGTCATAGTTTTACCACCAGCAAGTGAATATGAACTATCACCTATTGATGTTTTAAGTTTGTAATATGGTGATGCAGTATTTGCCGTATAAGCAGTTACTTCAGGTGGAGTATCACTATTTAAGGTACTTGCACCCATCACCGAATTATACGCACTCGTGTAATTACCATCCGAAGCGTAGTTCGAATAATAAATATATACTTTACCTGTATTTGCTGATTGGTCAACTACAATTGATTGATTTGATAAAGTTACTGATTCTGAGTAACTATCTGTTACTACTATGTTAATTGAGTATGTTCCTGCCTCTAAAGAACCAGTTGGTTGTATTTCAAATGGTGTTGTTGAACCACTTACATCAAACTTACCACCATCAGTACCTGCGAGGGTAACTGTAAATGGTGAATTACTTTCTACATCAGTTACTACTAATGCACCTGCATCAGAATCAGCAATTGCATTATCACTTTCATAGTTTGATGATGATGTAAATGATGCAACTGGTGATTGGTTACCAAATACATTTAAGGTAACTGAACCACTACCAACATTTCCATATTGGTCATCAAATGTTATTGTTGTACTTACTGTATCTCCACTTTGTGTTAGTGAACCACTTAAATCTACTGCTAAAGTTAATCCACCAGTATCATTTATTGCAATTGCCGCATTTGATGATGTGAATGATTGTACTATTGGTGAACCAAATGATGGTGAATAAGATACATCAACATCTCCAGCGTTTCCATTTTCAAATCCAGTCGCATCTCTTAATACCGAACCACTTAATGCAGATTCTATTGCATAAACTGCAGTATCACCACTCATTGTACCTGTATCGGCTTGTGTTATCACTAACGAACCACTTACAACTCGTGTATTAAATCCATGTTCATCTTTTAATGTTACTTCCCAAGGGTAAGTTCCACTTGGTACTGAAGTATTATTTACATTTAATCTCATATTTGGAGTTGAAACCGATGGTGTGAAATAAGTTGAGTTGTAACTTGACCAAGTTAAACCAGCATTTGGCATTGAATCACTTTCAGTATCAGATATTGTTAATTCTAATACTTCAACTGAACCAGTTGCTTGGTTTGTATTTTCAAATTGAGTTGAAAGTGAACTTGTAGTTGGTGCATTGTTTGTAGTTACATTAACTGATATAGAACCACTACCTACGTTACCATGTTGGTCTGCCCAAGTTATATTAGAGGTGATTGAATCTCCACTTGTTTCACTACTTCCACTTATATTTGTTCCTACTGATAAATTACCACTTGTATTTACAGAAACAAATGCGTTTGATGAAGTAAACTCTTGTACAACTTGTGAACCATAGTTAGGTGAATAAGAAACTCCTAAATCTCCTTGTGTTCCTGTTCTACCATTTGAGTTTGTTACGATGTTATTACCATTTACAGCAGATTCTATAACATAGAATGTACCATTAGTTGATAATGTACCTAAAGTTGCTTCTGCAATTGTTATTTCTCTTTCATATTGTGAAGTTTCACCAAATTGGTCAAAGATTGAAGCAGTATATGAATAAGTTCCACCATCAAAATCAGATGCCGCAGTTAACTGAACTGAAGAAGTGTTTGAGTTTTGTGGTTCTATGTTAAATTTACCTGCATCTGTTCCACTTAAACTCATACTAAATGGAGTATCTGTTTCTTCATCTGTAATTGTTAGTGAAACCATCAATGCACTTGATGTTGCTTGATTAGTATTGTAAACTCCACTATTATTAGTGAAGGAAGCACTTGGGTGTGAGTTTGCAAATACATTTACTGTTAAACTACCACTACCTAAATTACCATAATTATCTTGGAATGTTATAGTAGATGAAATTGAATCACCTGATGATGTAGCTGAACCACTTATATCAACTGCAAGTGTTAAGTTACCACTATTATCAATATCAATTGATGCATTTGATGATGTGAATGATTGAACTGATGGTGAACCATCTGAACCAGAGTATGAAACAGTTAATTGTGAAGCATTTCCTGCTTCAAAACCACTTGCATCTCTTAGAACCGAACCACTTCTTGCTGATTCAATTAAATGTGATGTTGTATCCCCACCAAGTGTACCAGTATCGGCTTGATTGATAGGAATTGTTTGACCTATGTAATCTGATACTTCACTATAAGAATCAGTTACTCTTAGGTTATAAGTTATGGTCCCTGCAGATAAGTTCTCATTTGCTCTAATGAAGAGAGATGATGAATTTGAGTTTGTATAATTGATATTTAGTTTTCCTGCATCAGTACCAGATAGAGAAGCAGAATAAGGAGTATCACTCTCTGTATCCGTTATCGATACAGAAACCAAATTTGTGTTTGTTGTTGCTAAATTAGTATTTAGGTTTGAATTTTGTAATGTAAATGATGCACTCGGGTGATGATTTGGAATAACAGATACACTAATAGCTTGAGCAGTTGTTGTACTAAAACTATTTGTAAATGTAATTGTAGAATCGATTGTTTCTCCACTTTGAGTTACTGAACCACTTAAATCTACATTCAATGATAAATTACCACTACCATTTATTAAAATTGATGGATTAGATGATGTGAATGCTCCAGCTTGATTAGAATCAAAATCAGCAGTTGTTGAACCATAGTTTGTTGTTTTTATGGTAGTACCACTTTCTTCAGATTCTTTAATAAATAAATTAGTAAAGTTATCTGTAAGTGTTGCTGGTGTATCATCAGTAATCGGTATTGTTATAATTGCTGGATTCGATAGTTCATTATATGCATCTTTTATTTCAACAGTATATTGATATTCATTAATCAAATCAGAATTTATAAATACACCTGTTTTTCTTGTTACTACTCCACTTGAACTCATTTGAAATGGATTTTCATGTGGGTCTGTTAATTGAGATGTTCCACCATAAGAACCACTTGATACATTTGCATTATCTAATTCTAATTTGTATAAAGTAAAGTTAGTAAATGTAATTGTATCTCCTTCATTATCAGCCGCTGATATAGTTCCAACAGTTGCACCATTTGAACTATTTTCATTTATTGCTGAAAGTGATTGATTACTAAGAGTTGGTTTTAAGTTATCAGTTATATTAACAGTAATTGGTAATGCTACGATAGAATCAGAATCTTGTCCATTTTCAAAGTGTTCATCTGATGCAGATATACTAAAATTATATGTTGTTTGTTCTTCATAATTTAAAGAACCTGTATTTTGTCTAATATCAACATAAGTTGAATATTTAGTTACATCAAAATGATTACCATCAATTGATGATGAATGTATTGTTATTGTATCTCCATTTGCATCTGTAAAATATACTCTTTTTACTAAAGTATTATTTGTTGAACTTTCATTTAAATTTGAAGTTACTGATGTTATGATATTTCCACTTGTAGAAGTTTCTCTAAATACAGGTGTTGAGTTTGGAGTTACAAATATTGTAATATCTTTTTCAACTGTTGAGTTGAATGTATCGGTTGCAGTTGCAGTAAATGTATGTCCATGCGAACCACCTACTAAATCAGTATTAAATGAAGATGATTCTGCTAATACATTCAAAGTTACAACACCATTGGATGCAACTCTAACTAAATCATCTGTATAATCAGATGCAGTACCGAATGTAAGTGTTTGTCCTTCAGGATCAGTTGCTTCTAATGTAAATATAGCAGCTGAACTTGCACTATATTCAGAAATCGTTTGATTACCACTTGATATTGATGGTGCACTATTTGGATAGAATACAGCATTTAAGAAATCTGTTATAGAACCACTTGTACCAGGATTAAATGATGATGTGAATAACTGAGGTAATTTTTCTTGTGATATAATTCTATTTCCATCAAAATCAGTTGAACCTCCACTTGAACCACTTAATGCATATCTTGTATCATATGAAGATGTTAATTGTGAAGAACCACTTATAATTCCACTTGGTACTGAAGTAATATCTGTAAAATCTACCGAGCCACTTGATGTTAAGTAAGATGATGTTGCTGCACTTAATCCATCAACCTCTGTTTGTATAGATGAAGTAAATGTATTTAATGAAGTTGTTGAATCTGATGAAGAAATAAATCCTAAATCAGTAATTTGTTCTGAACCACTAATAGTTCCTGCATCAATTGATGTTAGATAAGAAGAAGTTGCTGATGATATTCCATCAACTCTTGTTTCTATTGAACTAGTAAATTGTTCAAGTGATAAATCTCGTTGTCTACTAGAAGTATAATGATTTGCAAATGCAGTATCGTTTGATGTATCTGTTGTGTTAACTAAATCTACAATTTCTACGAACTGGTCGTAATCTGCACTTGCACCACTTAATATATTATCTATTCTATCTTTTTCAGTAGTAATTCTTGTATCTAATGATGCAGAATCAACATAATAAGAAGAAGTAAATGTATTTAGTGATGATACGTTTGTTAAATCATCATATGAACCAGTATTTGATTCAATTTCTCCTACTCTTTGTTCTAAAGAAGAAGTTGTTGATTCAATATTTGAAATCTTGATATCATTTGATGATGTATATGAATTTAATGAGGTTATATCAGTTTTAGAACCACTAAGTATATCAGTTCCACCTAATACTTGTATAGATGCTGAAATTAAACCACTTGGCAATTGTTCTGAACCGCTTATTACTCCACTTGGTAACTCCGAACCTGTCGGTATAGTTACTGTATTACCAGTTGATATTGTTAACTGGTCTCCACTTATAGAAAGTGTTTGATTATCAGTTTCACTTGTTAAGTAAGAACCAGTTGCTGCTTCTATATTTAATAATCTTGAATCAGCTGATGATGTATAAGTGTTTAATGAACTTATATCGGTATGTGATGAAGAAATAAATCCTAAATCAGTAATTTGTTCTGAACCACTAATAGTTCCTTGTGGTATTTGTGTATGAGAACCACTAAGTATTCCAGTTCCACCTAATATTTGAACTGAACTTGAAACTATTCCACTTGGAAATTGTTGAGATGAACTTATTATTCCTCTACCAACAGTTTCATAAGAACCAGTCGTATCTGATATTTGTGTTATTCGTGTATCTAATGAAGAAGTTGTTGATTCTAAATTAGTTAATCTTAAATCAGTAGATGAAGTATAATCATTTAATGAAGTTACATCTCCACCTCCACCACCAGAACCACTTAAAGCATATCTTAAATCATATGATGAGGTTAATTGAGAACTTCCACTAATTAATGAAGGTACATTTATAAGGTTAGAGTAGTCAATCGAACCTGTGAATGAAGTTGCAGTAATTGAACCAGTTACTTCTAAATTTGCACTTACTTTATATACACCACCACTTATAGTCCATATAGAAGAACCGCCACCACCTCCTCCACCGAGAGTTGATAAATCAACAGAATTACCATCTCCAATAGATAATATTTTACTTGCTTGGTTAAAGGAAAGAGTTTGGTCATCAGTATCAACTGAACTAAATTGTGATGCAATAGATGAACTAAATGAGGTAAACCCATCTGTTTCTAGTAAAGAAATTTGAGATGAACCACTAACAAAACCAGTTCCACCAAAGTTAAGTTGAGAACCATCACCAGTAAACGAACCACTAAATGAACCAGTAACACCACTAGCCGCAGATAAATCTACAAGTCCACCACCACCGACAGTAAAATCTCCTTGAACTACCGAAGCAGTTACTACACCTTGTATCTGTTTACTTTGAATTAACGTTGCCATCTTTATCTACTTACTATTTTACCTTTTACTAAAAAATCTGTATTTACTATACTTCCTGGGTCTAATGTAATACTTTCATTAAAAACAATTACTATATTTGTTCCATTATCTGTAACTTCGTATGAGCTTGATGTTTTTTTTATTCCTTGTAAATATATGTCAACATAATCAGAATTTGCATCAACCGCTACATCTTGATAAATCAATTTTTTATTAGATAATACCAGTGTAAACAAAGAGCCATCTAAAGATATTGAATCTGGTATATGTTTAAATATTTCCATATCTTTAAAAACCTCTAAGATTAAGTCTTTAAATCTTTTTTTATCATCAAATGGGGTTATAATATTTGGTTTTTTCTTTGAACTCATCCTACTTGTATATCTCCTTCTATTTTAACATCATCACTCTCAACAACACTATAACCGAAATTAGATTTTTTTAATTTAACCAATAAATTACTACCTTCTACTCCGAAATCATAATCATCTTCTAAAATATATTGACCATTTACAAATACATCAAATCTTGCGTGTTCTGGTCTATTTTCTCGTATTTCCAAATCCAAATCTTTCATTTTTCCATCTTTCAACTTCCATATCCAATAATCTCCATGATTCATATCATGAACAACCAACTTATATTCATCGGGTTCGTGTACTTGTTCTAATATTTTTACTAAATCCTTTAAAGCCATTTTATAATTCCTTAAATTTACCAGTTATACCAAATTCATCTGTGTTTTCTAATATATACCCTAGTTCAGTTGATGTAGATATTAAATCATCAGGATACACTCCACCTCCTGCTACTGAACCTGTTGCAAAGTTAAATAAAATTTCATTACTACCATCTTGATAAACAAAGTTATATTTTTCTTTTGATATAAAAACACCATTTACATAAACTCTAAACCATTCATCTTCATTAAATGTACCAATTAACTCTGGTGGGAGCTTTGGTTTTTCTACACCTGTAAGTTTCATAGTATCTGCATCAACAAACGAACCTTGTTTTGAACCTCTAATAGATACAAAATCAATAATATCAGAATATTCGTTAATAGTTTTCTTTTTAATAGTAGAATTAGTTACATTACCACCATCTAATCCAGTTAAATCAGTTTCTAATCCCCAAACTACTTTTTTAGGTGTAATTGATTTTTTATGAGTTGATTCATTATCAAATTGTTCTGGTAAAAGATATGCATTTACTGCCATTGTGAAGTTTGTTCTAACTATTCTTTGAGAACCTTCACTTATTTCAGTTGTATTATCAAATGAATCTATTTTAACTTTAAACTTAAATCCACTTTTATCTCCCCAATACTCATCTGTTGCATATTGAAATGCTTCAACAATCTTATTCATATGTTCTGTAAAATCAGTCCATATTAGTACCTCATATGTTAATGTTACATAATCAGGCATTACAACATCATATATTTCAACTGGTTTTTCAGTACCAGTCATTGCTGAAAACTTATCGTATCTGTGTTTTTTTGAATATCTTGATATTGATGGGTATGAAACGTGTCTATTCATTGTATTTGATAATGAATCGTTTCTTTCAATTGAATTTCTTTTAAACATTACCAAAGGAATCTGTAACATTCCATTTCTATCTCTTAAGAACCCATCTTTTTGAACAGATTTCCATCTTTCGGGATTACCATATACAACTGGTATTTTTTGTTTTTCTTGGAATATTTCAACAGTAGGTAAAACTGTATCTATCATGTGTTCAGCCATTGCTAAATCAACATCAAATAATTTTACACCTTTACCTTGCTCAATACTTTCTTTTTTGTATTGAGTAGCTCTGTTTTTAGGGAAATTTTTTAAAGGGTCGATTGCCATTAGTGATATGTCCTCTCATCTATTTGTATTTGACTTCTTCTTACCATAAATGCGGTTGTAATCAATTGATTACTTGTATTTTTAAATGTTTCAGATTCTTTATCATAAATTTCAGGCGAACCACCAATCCATTGGGGTTCTCTCACATTATCTATCTCATAAAATATCTTATCAAAAAGGATAATATCTCCTATTTGAGGATATCCCGCAGTTAAGTTCTGTATCGCTTCTGTTGGCACTAATGTACCATTTATATCTCTAACCTTTGGAACTGAGTAAGAAGTTTCTCTTAATCTATCTCTATTAAATCTAAATTCAACTGCTTGTTGTTTATCTGGTCCAAATCCCTCATACACTACATTCATTGGCTCTCTATCTACAATCGCCATCATAGTTGAAGGTGCTCTCCAAACCTTTCCTAAAGATTCACCATACAGATTAGTTTTAGTTTCACCAACAGATACCTTAAACAAGGTTACTGCTTGTTCTACAACGTAATCTACTACTTCTTCAGAAATAGTTTTTATGAAATCTAAATCTTTTGAGTTAAAAAACTTTGGCATAATTTTATCCTATATAAATTGCTAGTGGAACTTTGTTTATGATTGTTTGTTGTTGGTCAACCATAGAAGCTTCGTTCTCTATTCTTTGTTTCTTACTTACTTCATTAAGATTCTCTCTTAGTTGTTCTATAAGAGCATCCTTTTCTGTTTGTGCTTCAGCTCTAAGTGATGCACCATCTAAAGAAACTTCAGAACCAGGTATAGGAACTGTTGAATATTTTTCTCTTACTGCACCTAACATTTCTTTTGCTAAAGCAAGTGTGTATTTTCTAATCCATTGTTTACCAACATCATTGATTTCAGTATAATCTGCAAAGTTATATCCAACATTTGAATAATCAGATACTACATTAGGAGTTATAACAGTAGAGTTCTCTGTTCTATCTTTAACAACTTGATATTCAAACCAAAGTTTGTAATCTTTTGTTGGTAATGGAAATATTTGTAATTTATTATTTACTATATTAAATGTATGTGCTGATTTTCTGAATTGGTCACTAAATTCAATTTGTTGTATTCTTAATAAATCCTCATATATCGGCATCAAGATAAATTGTGCCGCTGGTGAGAATGAACCAAATCCAAATTCATCAACTAAGTTAAGTGTTCCTTGTCCACTTACCGAATAAGGGTCAAAGAATCTTTGAATAGCAGGAGAAGTTTCGTGAAATACTCTTGTAACATCAATTCGTTCACCACTTTCACTCACATTACCCCACATAGCTTGTAAATCATAATCTTGTCTACCTTTTGTTAAATCAATAGAACCTGATTTTATGTCTGTTCTACCACCAACATTTGCAAAGTTACCATATGCTTCTGAAATAGTAGCTACATTGTTTAATTCTGAACCTTGTACTGAACTACCTTGGTAATTAGCACCAGTAGGCTGTCCTTCTAACGAACCTAAGTTATTTCTTATATTAAATTGGTTTACCTGTGATGAGTATTCACTCACTGCTTCTTCAAACACTGCGAAAAAGTTTTCACCTTGTAATTCAATATCAATGATTGGATATCCTAATCTTTTTGCACACCATGATGCAACTTTAGGTGCATCTGTTCGAAAGACGGAATTACCATCATATGTACCGAACGGTGTTGATGAACCAGAGGTAAAGTCTGCTGAACCTGTCCATATTCTTGCTTGTGACATATTTTTCTACTCCTTTTATATTCAATTATACTCTTATAAATATGAAGAATTTCAAAACAAAGTGTAAAAACAAAAAAAGAGGGAAACCTTTCGGAATCCCTCTTAATTTTATCATCACTCTGTAATGACTACTACTAAAATTTAATTAACTATTATAAGTTGTTTAAATCTTTAACATAGATTTTACCATAGAATTCTGGTCTTACCATTTTCTTAGCATATCTAGTCATTACACCTCTTCTTGGTGTAAAGTTAGTTGGGTCATAAACAAGTGGAGTCATAATTAACGGTACATATGGAGCGTAAACAGCACCAGTCTCAAGGAAATTACTTCCTTTAAATCCTAATAAGATTTCGTTAGAAGTCATATATGGATTTTTGTAGATTGTGTATCTGTTACTCATAGAACCAACAGCACTTACACCAGCTGCGAAAGATGAAGCATCTTTATCTGCTGATACAGTAAATCCTGGAATAGATTCTAAAATTGTACATACGTCAGGAGAAGCAACAACGAAGTTAGCTCCACCTCTTAAAGTTAATTGGTGTATCTTGTTAGATACTTTATTCAACTTAGCTCCTAAAGTCTGGAACCAAGAGTTTTTAGTATAAGCTGCAGAATTACTTCCAGCAACCCAACCACTTGTGTTTGCATCATACTCTTCACCTAAAGATACAGACCAGTATTCAGTTGTTAACGCGTTAGCTTTTAACATATCAAGGATTTCAAGGTCAATCTCTAATGAGATGTACTCTGATAACATTGAAGTTAATTCAGCTTCTGCATCAATACTGTGGTATGCATTTAAATCTTGAGCTAATTCTGGAGTCCAAACAGCTTTTAGTTTTCTAGTCTTAGCAACAATTGCTTCAGACTTTAATTCTAAATCTACTTCTGGAATTCCAATATCAGCTGGTGAACCTGGAGTTGAATCTTCAAAGTCACCTCTGTTTTCAGCAATTGGTTGTTGTGAATGTTTCACTGCCAAAGCACCACCTAAAGATGATAATTTTGCAAAGAATACTAAGTTAGCACCACTCACTTGTGAATGTGCT